CCATTATCTATATCAAAACATAGTAACCCAATATCACCAGTATCAAAATTTGTTTCGTCAAAAGTATTTGAACCATTGTTCTTTGCTCTAGCTCTAAAATCCATTCCATAATCATTTGCTTGAGAACCAATATAATTACTACTTGATGCAAGTCCTAATGAATCTTCACGAACTACACCAAAAATTCCTCTGTCATCTCCAGATACAAAATAAAATTCTGCATACCATTTACCAGTAGTTAACCCTATTGTTGCATAACTTCTGTCATAATCTGTTCCAGAACCAGTAAGTTTTAAATTGCCTTCTGAGAGTGTTGGCGAACCCATTATATGTAAAGGATTTAAAGTAGCAAAGTTATTCTCTGGGTTATCTGGTATATTTGAATCTGATGCTACTAAATTAGCAGATGTCCAATGATTTGTGTTACCACTTGTGTCTGCACCTATTGTTGATGTTGATGCAGTTCCAGTTCCAGTTTGTTTAAACTCTAGTCTAAATCCGTTTCCACCAAAACTTCCTGAATATTTAACAGGAATCCAAACACCTTCCTTTGTTTCACCAAATTGGCTAATGGTATTATCTTGACCAATAGTTGTTATAACTTCAGACATATAACCATCAAAAGGCGAACCATCTGTAAAAGCAAATCTACCTATCTCATCTTCATCACCATCCATTACATATGTTTCAAAGTTTTGAGAAACATGACCCCCTGAATATTTTGTAGATATAGTTTGCAAAACACCATTTGCATAAAGTTTAACTCTATTGGTGTCTGTTGATTGTGTAGTATCTATTATTAAAACAAAATGATACCAATTCGTTGTATCTCTAAAAACTGCTGATGTATCATAACCAAAGTTGCTATCATCTACATCTAAAATTAGAGTCATTTTATCATCACTAGAAAACTTCCATAAATAATAATCTCCTCCACCACTTTTGTTTGCACTATATATAGTTTGGTCTGCACCCAAAGTAGCTCTTTTAATCCATACTGAATGTGTTATTTTTCTTCTATCCGTAGAAGATGATGCAGAACTAGGAGTAAAAGTTAAATGAGCAGAATCACCATCATTAAACCTTAATGATTGTGTAGCAACACCATTGTAAAAATTAGCACCAGTTTTTGTGAACCATGTTTCTGAACTAAACATTTAGTTACCCAAAGTTAAGTTGAGCAGCACCTAGAAGAATACTGTTGTCTGCCTTAACTAAATAAGGAACAACATCATAATCATTATTGGCTGAAGATAATGTAAGACCTGCTGCTTCAGCAGTTTCATAATCTCCATGCAAACTTACTGTTCCAGCACTACTACTGCTTGGTTGAATGAATATTATAAATCCAGTCTGCCCTACTTGTGATGCTTCAGTTGTAGGTGCTGCTAAAGTATTTGAACCACTAGCTAATGTAATAATAAAGTTTTGATATGTGTCATAGTCAAGTACACCACTTGTTGCTGATAAAGCAGCAGTATATGTGCTTGGTAATTGTGCTTTCGTAAAAGTATTTTGTGTATTAGTTGTAACAATATTTGCACCTGCTAAAGTTGTAGCACCAGTTCCACCTTTTGCTACAGCAACTTGACCTGATAATTGTGCAACACCTATCGTTTTATTTGTTAAAGTTTGAGTTGCAGATGCACCTACAAGTTCTTGATTACTTCCTGCAGGTAAAGTTAATTCATTTGTAACACCTGCACTATGAGGTTGTGCTTTCACTATTTGACCATGACTGTTATTTTCACAATTAAATTGTATAGCACCAGAATTATCATTACCTTTTACAGTAACATGACCAGTTCCATTAGGTGCTAATTCTAAATCTGCATTAGATGTTGTTACTATATCTTGACCATTCATATCAAGATTGCCACCTAATTGTGGCGTAGTATCTTCAACAACATTCGTTAAATTACCAGCACCATCAGCACCAGAATATGAAAAATCTACTCTAATTCCATCTGTGTTACTAAAAGTTCCATTAGATGCTAAATGCGAAACAGGAACCTTTGTATAACCAGAAGCATCTGTAATTGCACCAGTAACCTTATACAAAGCAAATGTTGAAGCTGTGCCTTCTTTTTCTATATGTATTGTTCCTCTTGATGTTGCATTGCTTATATCATCAAAAGTTTGCACAAATGTTGAAATATCAGCACCATTGTCGTCTGCATCATCAAAAAACATAACTGAAACAGAACCTAATGTGCCATGATTTAATGCTAGTTTTCCTGCACCTGGGTCTGCGTCTGATGTGCTGTTATTAAATGTCATCTGTAACCCAGCAGAATTACCTGTTGCACCAGTATTTCCTGTTACTAAACCAAATGCTAAAGCAAGAGCACCAGATGATGCTGTGTATGTTGCAGAAGCCGTTGGAGTGCCACCAGCAGATACGGCTGAAACGGATGCTGTTACAGTATCTACTTTACCTTCTGTAACAGTTAAATCTCCATCACCATCAAAACTTAATAATTTGTTTGCTCTTGCGGTGGCTGAAGTTGTAAATTCTGATGAAGATATTGTGTTTGTTTTAGATACTTTAATAGACCTTGCTAATTCTTCTTCAATTTCCTGTGATATAAAAGTTAATTTATCTAAAGCATCTTCGTGTGTAGCTGCTGGGAATGGGTCATTAGCAACATAATCAGTAAGTTGAGTTCTTGCGGTTGACCTTAATAATACAACTGTTTCGCCACTTGCAGGTGTGTTTCCAGTTGTAAATGTAACATTACCTCCGCTTGCATTTCCTACATTAGATACTGTGTAATGTGTTGTTTTTGTTTTAGTAACCTCTGCTCCAGTAGAGTCTGTTCTTATAATTACAGTTATATCATCATCATCAAATATTTTAAATCCATAAGCAAAAACAGTTGTGCTTGCATTTCCTGAATAACTGTTCCTTGTGGTTGTGCTACTTACTGTCATGGCTACCTCA